GTCGAAAATCTCTCTCCGCCCACACACCGCGACCCTCCGTGTGTTGTTACATGAGTCAGCAATTGCGGCTCACGGGGACCGCCACCCGGCGCCGTACGGGCCGGATCCGCCGGGGCCTCGACGACACGGTCCGGGCCATGCGCCAGACCGGGCGGCTCGAGGCGGTCGACGCCGGCCTCCTGGCCCTGGCCCGGGTGGCGGCCGACGAGCTCGACGCGGCGTGCCGCGACACCGACGAGTCCCGCTACACCCGGGCGACGCTCATCGGCCGCTACCACACGGTCCTCGACGCCCTGGTGAACCGTGACATCGGCGACGATCTCGCCGACCTCGCCGACCTGTTCGCCGAGGACCTCGACTCCCCGCCGCCCTGAACGCCCCACGAGAGGGCCCGGGGTGGCCCGGATCGCCGCCCTCCTGGGCCGGCCCCTGGCCCCGTGGCAGCGGGCCGTGGCCGATGTCGCCGGCGAGGTCCTCCCCGACGGGCACCTCGCCTACTCCCGCGTGGCGCTCATCGCCCCCCGTCGGGCCGGCAAGTCCGTGCTGCTGCTGGCCGAAGGCCTCGACGCCGGCCGGCGGGGCCGGGGCCGGCGGGCCTGCTACGCCTCCCACCGCCGTGAGACCGCCGCCGCGATGTGGCGCGACGACTGGCTGCCCTGGGTCGACGAGTCGCCCATGGCCCGCTTCATCGCCACCCGCCGGGCCAACGGATCCGAATCCATGACGTGGCGCCACACGAGGAGCGCGCTCCGGCTGCTCCCCCCGGACGGGGACGCGATGCGCAGCCTGGCGGCGAACCTCGTGATGGTCGACGAGGCCCGTGAGTTCACCCTCGGCCAGGGCTTGGCCGTCGAGGCCGGTGCCCTCCCGACCCTGGCGACGGGCGCCGGCGGCCAGTTCTGGGTCACGAGCTCGAGCGGGGATTCGGATTCGGAGTGGCTGATCCGGTGGCGCGACGTCGGCCGCCAGGCCGTGGCCGAGGACCGTGACACGGGAATCTGTTACGTCGAGTTCGCCGCCCCCGACGGTTGGGACCTCGACGACGAGGCCACGTGGTGGGCCGCCCACCCCGGCCTGGGCCACCACGTCAACCTCGACGCCCTGCGCACCGACCACGCCCTCATGGATCCGGACACGTTCGCCGCCGAGTACCTCGGCGTGTGGCCCCAAGCCCGGGTGGATCACGAGCTCGTCGACGCCTGGGCCGCCTCGACCGACCCCACCACCCGGCTCGTCGGCTGGCCCGTCTTCGCCGTCGAGACCTCCGTCGAGCGGGACCGCACAGTGATCGTGGCGGCGGGCCGGGACGAGGGCGGGCGCCTGGTCGTCGAGGTCGTCGACGACCAACCCCATGGCCCGTGGCTCGACGAACGCTTGGCCCAGCTCGTCGCCGACCACCACCCCCTCGCCGTCGCCTGGGACGCCGGCGGCCCCGTCGCCGCCAGCCGCCGGCTGCTCGAGGAGCTCACCGCCCCACCCGCCCCGCTCAACACCCGCGACGTCGCCGCCGCCTCCGGCGCGTGGCATGACCGGGTCATCTCCGGCGGGGTGATCCACCGCGACGACGACCGCCTCACCACCGCCGTCGCCGCCGCCCGGCGCCGCACCGCCGGCGGCGGCTGGCTGTATGACCGCCGCCAGGGCCCAGCCCTCCCGATGATCGCCGCCGCGCTGGCCGCCTGGGCCCTCGAGGACCGCTCCCGCACACCCCCCACCATCACCTGATTCACGATTCACGAATCGTGTATTGAACCGCTCAGTCGTCCTGTAACCGCGTGGGGGATGACCGGGGGTGATCCCCCACCCCGACCCGTCTGGGGCGGTCATGGCCCATCCTGGGCGTGTTACCGGCCACGATGGTGGCGTGGCCCGCTTCCGGATCCGATCATTGCCACCACCACCGGCACCGCCGCCGGGCACCAGGGCGTCGGGCCCAGCGCCGGGCCCGGCGTCGCCGGTGGAGGCCGCCCTCGCCGAGGTGCTCCGCCAGCGTATGAACGGCGAGGACCTCGACCCCTGGCAGCTCCCCGTCGTGGTCGCCTGCCGCGGGTTGATCGCCGACACGATGGGCCAACTCCCGCTCATCACCCTCCAGGGCCGCCGGCCGCTGCCGCGGCAACCGACGCTCACGCTGCGACCGAACCCGCACGAACCGCGGTGGCTCACCTTCCATCGCCTCGCCAATCAGTTGACCCGGCCCGGGTACGTGTTCCTGCTCGTCACCGACACGGACGCGTCGGGCCGGGCCGCGGCGGTGCGGGTCATTGACGCCGCCGACGCCGCCCCGACGTTCGATCCCGTCACCGGCGATCTGGACACGGTGAGCGTGAACGGCGTCGAGCGGGTGCCGGGCCTCGACGTGATCTGGATCCCCTACACCGTCGAGCGCCGCTCGAGCCTCGGCGAGAGCCCGCTGGCGGGGTGCCCCGCCGCCATGGATTTTTTCGCCGCCCTGTTCTCCATGGCCGGTTCGTTCTGGGAGGCCGGCTACCCGAGCCTCGTGGTGAAGGTCGCCCACCGCCTGGCCCCCGGCCAAGCCCAGGACATCAAGCGCCAGCTCATCGAATCCATGGGCGGGCGCCACGAACCCGGCGTGATCGACCAGGACGGAGAGATCGCCGCCCTCGGCTCGAGCGCGGTGGAGGCCCAGCTCGTCGAGTCGATCGCCATGGCCAACGCCGAGGTCGCCCGCGCCTTTCGCATGCCCCCGTCCCTCGTGAACGTGGCGTCGGGGGATTCGCTGACGTACACGACCGTCGAGGGCGAGATGCGCCGGTGGCTGGCCACCGGCCTCGGCGCCTACCTCTCGAGGGTCGAGGCCGCGTTCGATGACCTCACCCCCGCCGGGCAACGGACCCGGTTCGACACGACCGAGCTTCTCCGCACCGACTTCACCGGCCGGGTCGAGGCCTACTCGACGGCGCTGGCCGGCCAGGCCTGGCTCTCGGTCGACGAGGTCCGCGACCTCGAGGGCCTCGACCCGATGACCACCACCACGCCCGCTACCAGCCCAATGACGCTCACCGACGCCGTCCCCGGCGCCTGACCAGGAGGCCCCGATGGCCGCACCTCAAACCCTCAACACCTCAAACCCTCAGCGTGTGCGGGCCCGGGCGCTGGCCGAGGCACCGCCGGCGACGATGATCCACGCCCGCCGCTCGGCCGGCCCGGTCACCGTCGACGAGGCCGGCTCGCTGTACGGGCGCCTCGTCCCGTGGGAGGTGACCGCCAGGGTTTCCGACGACGGCGTCAACTCGTACACCGAGCGGTTCGCCCGCGGCGGCCTCACCGCGTCGGGGTCGGATGTGATCCCGGTCTATGACGGGCACCGCTACAACGGGGCCGGGATCCTCGAGCGGGGCCCGCTCATCGGGCGCCTCGACGACGTCGAGGCCCGCGAGGATGGCCTCTACGGGCGGGTGGTCCTGGCCGACATCCCCGAGGCCGCGCGCCTGCGGGCCCTGGCCCGCACCGTGGGGGCCACGTTCTCCGTCGAGTTCGACGCTCCCACCGCCCCACCCGGCGCCGAGATCGTGCGCACCGGAGCCCGCCTCGAGTCGCTCGCCGTGATGACGCTGCCGCACCGGGGTGCGTTCGCCGGCGCCGAGGTCCTCGCCGTGCGCGCCGCCCCCACCGACCCGCCCGAGGACGAGGAGGACCCGCCCGCCGAGGGCGACCCCCTGGTCGAGGACGACGAGGAGGCCCGTACCGAGGTCGAGGGTGACGCCACCCCCGTCGCGGCCCGGGCCGCCCTCCGCCGGGAGGTGCAACGGCTCATGGGCCGGGGCCTGGCCCGCCCCACCGCGCACCCCCTCGCCCGGTTCTCCGGCGCCTACGAGCTCTACGAGGCCGCCCGGGCCTCGCAGTCCGATGAGATCCCGGTCCTGTTCCGTGACGCCTACCGTGCCTACCGGGAACGGGTCACGCTCGCCCGGGCGTTCGTCGACCAGATCACCCCCGACAACCCCGGCGTCATGCCCCCGGGCTGGCTCACCGAAATCTTCGGGATCCTCGACACGGGCCGCCCGGTCATCTCGGCGATCGGCACCCGCCCGCTCCCACCGCAGGGGATGGAGGTCGACTGGCCGTACTACGACGGCGACATGCACGCCCTCGTCGGTGAGCAGGTCACGGAGAAGGCCGACGTCACCAGCGTCAAGGTGTCGTTCAAGAAGGCGTCGGTGCCGATCAAGACGTACGCCGGCGGATCCGACATCTCCTGGCAGCTCATCCGCCGCAGCCAACCGTCCTACCGCGACTCGTATCTGCGGATCCTCAACATCGCCTACGGGATCGTGACCGACAACGTGGTCGGCGACGCCCTCCCGCTCGTGCCCGGCGCCCAGTCCGTCGACTACGACGTCGCCGCCCCGGACCCCGACGGCGCCGCGCTGAAGGCCGCCGTGTTCCAAGCGAGCTCCCTGGTGCAGATCGCCACCGGGTCGCCGGCCTCGTGGGTCCTCGCCGCCACCGACGTGTTCCAAGCCTTCGGCGCCATGCCCGCCATGGCCGCCACCCCCTACGGCACCCAGAACGTGCCGGGCACCGCCACCGCCTCGACGCTCGACGTGAACGTGTCCGGGTTGAAGGTGACCCATGCCCCCGACCTCGCGCCGGGCACGGCGATCGTGTCGAACAATCTGGCCTGCGCGTGGATGGAAGACGGCCCGTTCGTGGTCGCCGCCCCCGTGGTCCCGAAGCTGGGTGAGGACGTCGCCATCTGGGGTATGGGCGCGTTCGCCGCCTTCATCCCGAAAGGGATCGTGCTGCTGGCCAACGCCCTCCCGCTCGCCGACCAGGCCTCGGCCGGCACCCGGAAGAAGTAGCCCGTGACCGACGAGGAGATCGTGGCGGTGGTCGGCGGCCGGATCGCCGCGGTGCTCGGTCTCCCCGCGACGCCCGTACCGGAACGCGTCACCCAGGCGGCGGCCGCCGCCGTCGCGCTCGTCCGCACGTTCCTCTACGGGGACCTCGAGTTCATCAACCCGCCGGGCGACCCCACCCTCCCGGCCGGCGAGGACGCCCTGGTCGGCTACACGGCGCTCGGCGTGCGGGTCTACCACGACCCGGCGTCACCGGGTGGGGTCGTGGGCGGGGATGCGTTCACGGGCGCCGCGATCCCCGAGGACCTCCTCGCCCACGTCATCCACTACTTCACCGTCCATAAGCACGCGTGGGGTTTGGCGTGACCGGCCCGGAATTGGTCGAGGTGCTCCGTGCCGGGTACGCGGCGGCGACCTCGGCGGTGACCGCCGGGCACGCTGCGCCGGCCGAGGTCACCGCCGCCCCCGCCGTGATCCTCCGGCCCGCCGATCCGTGGGTCGTACCGAACCGCAAGATCGGGGCGTGCGCCGAAATCCGTTGGGCGGTGCAACTGATCGGCGGGCGGTTCGATCTCGAGGCGTCCCTCGCCCAGATGGTCACCGGGTACCTCGGTGCCATCACCGCCGCCCGCGCCGCCGGTGTCGGCCAGATCGGCCCGCTCGGCCTGGTCGACCCGACCAACATCGCCGGCGTCGACCTGTTGTCGGGCACCTTCACCCTCACCCTGCACCACGACCCCGGAGGCCCTTGATGGGTAACTACTTCGATGATGTCACCTTCACCCTGGCCGTCCCCCCCGGTGGCACCGAGATCGACGTGTCCTGTGATGTGACCGCCGCGACCCTCACCCCCGACACCCCCGAGGAGATCCGCAAAAGGTTGTGCGGGCAGAAGACCGTGACCGGCAAAACTGTCTGGTCGCTCGAGCTCACGTGGGATCAGAACTGGGCGGTCGGCGCCACCGGCCCCCCGATCGTCGACCCCGGGCTGTCCCAGTTCCTGATCGACCACGACGGTGAGCTGGCGGGGTTCACGATCATCTGGCCCCTCGAGGCCACCCAGGCCACCGGCACGATCCATTGCAAACCGGGTGCGTTCGGTGGCACCGCCGGCGAAATCGCCGAGGCCAGTTTGACCCTCGGGCTCGACGGTGCCCCGGTCTTCGGGCCCATCACCCTTGTCGCCGACGACCAGGCCGCCGGCGACCAGGCCGACGAGACGACCTATGCGGGGTCCGTGGCGTGACCACCGAGCTGTCCCTCAGCTTCACGTTCGACGTGACCCTCGACGGGAAGGAGTTCCGTGTCACCAACCGCCCGGGCGACGTGTTGCGGTTGCGGGCCCAGTACGGCGGCGGCGGGAAACTCGACGAGGAGATGACGGCGGGGGGGGTTGCGTCCTATCAGGTCATGTTCGACTTCGCGTGGCAGGCGGTCCGCCACCACCCCGACTACCCGCTATTGACCCAGGACGAGTTCCTCGACCGGTGCGAGAACTGGGCGATCGTGCGCGACGAGGGCGCCGTCGCCCGCCCTACCGTCGCGGATCCGTCGAGCGCACCGTGATCGAACTGGCGATCGCCACCGGCACGGCGCCGTGCGATTGGTGGGACGAGGATCCGCGCACGATCACCACCGCCGCGGCCGTGTTGAAACGCAACGCCACCCGCCAGAACCAGGCCCAGGGACGCCGGCGATGAAGGTCGAGGTGCAGGTCGAGGGCCTCAAGGAAACTCTTAAGGCGTTCAACAAGTACGGGAAAGACGCCAACAAGGAACTCCGCCAGGCCGCCGGCGTCGAGGCCGACCGCATGGTCGCCGCCCTGCAGGTCGCCGGCGCCATGGCCGGCGCCCAGGCCGAGCTCACCGCCACCTCGGTGAAGCGCCGCTCCGACCGGGTACCGGTCATCGTCGCCGGCGGCTCCCGCCGCATCCGGCCCCGCACCCGTTCCAAGCGCAAGGTGTCGGCCGGGGACGTGTTCTTCGGGGCCGAGTTCGGTGGCGGCCGCCGCCCCACCACCCGCCAGTTCCCGCCGTGGCAGGGCCGCACCGGCTACTGGTTCTGGCCCACCGTGCGCCGCCACCTCCCCGAACTACGCCGCCGCTACATCGCCACCCTCGACGACCTCGCCCGCAAATGGGCCGCCGGCGGCAACCTCCCCGACTAACCCCCCTATCTGAGTAAGTGAGGTGTTGAGTTGGCTGACCGGGACATCGCCGTCAAGTTCACCGGTGACTCCCGCGACCTCGAACGCGCCTCCGAAAAAGCCGAGAAGTCGATCGAGGATTCGGGCAAGTCGATGGGCGGCTCCCTGGCCGGCCTGGCCGGGCCCGCGGCGATCGCCGCCGGCGCGGTGGCCGGGATCGCCGTCGTCGGCTGGGACCTCGCCCAGGCCGCCATGGAGGACGAGGCCGCCGCCTCCCAGCTCGCCCAACAACTCCGCCAGGCGGCCGGCGCCTCGGATGAGGCGGTCGCCGGCGCCGAGGCCTACATCACCACGCTCTCGAAAGCGGCGGCGGTGGCCGACGACGAGCTGCGCCCGGCGTTGGCCACCCTGGCCACCGCCACGGGCGACACCGCCAAAGCCCAGGACCTCCTCACCCTCGCCACCGACATCTCCGCCGGTACCGGCAAAGACCTCGAAACCGTCACCGCCGCCCTGGCCAAAGCCCAGCTCGGCTCGATCGGCGGGCTCTCCAAGTTGGGGATCGCCACCGAGGGCGCCGACGGCAAGGCCATGTCCCTCGAGGAAACCCTGGCCAAAGCGAAGACCACCTTCGACGGCGCCGGCGAGGCCGCCGCCAACACCTCGGCCGGCGGCATGAAGAAAGCCGGGATCGCGTTCGACGAGCTCAAAGAATCCGCCGGCGCCCAGTTGCTCCCCGTGTTGGGTGAGGTGGCGAAGGTGTTCACCGACAAGGTGATCCCCGCCGGCGAGTCGATCGTGAAGTGGGCCACCGAGGAGTGGCCCAAGATCATGGCGGAGATCGCCCCCGACCTCGAGGACCTGCGCAAAACGTTCGACGAGGTGTTCACGAACCTCAAGACGTTCTGGGATGAGTGGGGCGAGACGATCATCCACGTCGCCGTCGACATCTTCCAGTTCTGGGTGCGGTGGATCATCACCGAGATCAAGGTGTTCTCCGCGATCATGGGCGCGGTCATCGACGTCGTGCAGTGGTGGTGGGAGAACTGGGGCACCAAGGTCATCACGGTCGTCGGGTGGGTGATCGACGCCGTCAAGTCCGTGGCCGACTGGATCGGGAAGGGGTTCGCGGCGGTCGGCTGGGTGATCGGCAAAGCGATCGACGTGTTCCACGGGATCGTCGACGTGTGGGACAAGATCAAGGACGGCGTCGGTAGGGGCGTCGATTTCGTGCGTGACCTCATGGGATCGTTCGGGGACCGGATCCGCGACGCCCTGGGCGGGGTGGCCGACATCATCACGAAACCGTTCAAGGCGGCGTTCAACGCAATCGCCGATCTGTGGAACAACACGATCGGCAAGTTGTCGTTCACGTTCCCCGATTGGATCCCGGGGATGGGGGGGCACACGATCGACGTCCCCGACATCCCCCGGTTCTCGACGTTCGGGGCCCTCACGATCGTGATGCCCCCGGGCACCGACGGCTACGACGTCTCCCGCCAGCTCGCCACCTTCGAACGCAACGTCGCCCCCGTCACCACCGCGGTCGCGGTCCGATGATCGCGTGGCCGCCGATCACCCCGCCGGCGCCGGGCACGGCGCTGGGCGCCGACCTCGTGCACCTCACCTTCGCGCTACCGACCGCCCGGGACGTGTGGGACCGGGCCCGGTGGGACACCGCGACGTGGGACGCGCTCGACTACAACAACTTCGTCGACGCCTCCTGCGACACCCCCGGCGTCAGTATCTCCCGTGGCCGGTCCGATCCCCTCGGTCACGCCGCCCCCGCCACCCTGGCCTTCGACCTCGACAACCCCACCGGGGTCTACTCGCCATGGAACACCGTCGACCGCAACGGCGCCGACCTCGGCGCCCCCGTCTTCGGACCCGACATCCCCGTCCAGGTCGCCACCGCCACCGGACCCCTCGCCACGGGGTGGGTGCGGACCGTGACCGAGACCGACGACGGCGGCGAATCCACCGTGAAGGTCACCGCCACCGACGCGCTCTCCTTCCTGGGCGACGCGAACGGGTTCGAGCAGGCCTCCCAGGGCGGCGGCGAACGCGCCGGGGCGCGCCTCGCCCGGATCGCCAACACGGCCGGCGTGCCCGCCCTGGTCGACCGGTCTTTCGCTACCGGGACCGTCGGGTTGCAGGCGACGACGTTGGCGAAGGGCGCGCTCGAAGAGGCCTGGCTCACCGCCGACTCGGACGGCGGGGTGTTCTGGGCCACCAAGGACGGGACGCTCCGCTACGTGGATCCGCCGGGGCTCGAGGCCCCCGAGTTCACCGAGCCCGCCGCCCACTTCTCCGACACCGGCGAGGACCTCTGCCCGATCAGCTTCACGATCCGCTCGAGTCGGGACACGGTGAAGAATGTCGTGGCGGTGGCCGCCGCCGGGGGGACCGCGCAGACCGTGACCGACCCCGCCTCGGTCGCCCGCCACGGTGCCCGGTCGACCCAGCGGTTCGACCTCATCCACCAGGGCGGCGACGCCTACTCCCTGGCGCTGGCCCGGGGGATGTTGGATCGGCTCGCCCACGCCGACCTCGCCATCACCCCGATCGACGGGGTACCGACCGACGACGAGGTCTTCTACGCCGCCGCCCACGCCCTCGACCTCGGCTCGAGGGTCGAGCTCACCCGCACCCGGTTCGGCCAAACCCTCCACGCCCTGGCCACCGTCGACGGCATCGCGCATTCGATCACCCTCGACCAGTGGACGATGACGATCCGCTGCTCACCGGGCCCCCAGACCATGGGCTACTCCCACTGGGACACCGCGCTGTGGGACCTCGACTACTGGGACCGTCGACCCTAAGGATCTCCTCATGCCCCTCGTCCCCCACGTCGCCTCCGGTCAGATCGTCGCCTCGACGTGGGGCAACCTCGTCGCCGACCACGTCGTCATGCGCTTCACCACCGCCGCGCAGCGGACCTCCCAGTTGACGGCACCGATCGTCGGTCAACTGACCAGCCGCGACGACGCCCCCGGCGTGGTCGAGTACTGGACGGGCACCGCCTGGGCCCCGACCGTCCCGCCCCGCGAGTTGGCCTACGCCCAGATCACCGCCAACAAGTCGATCACCACCTCGGGAGCGGTGGGCGGCGATGCCGTGGTGTCGGCACCGGCGACGGTCTTTGACGGCTCCCCGGTGATGCTCGAGTTCTTCAGCCCCGCCGTGACCCCGGCCGCGATCGCGGCAGCCACGGTCCAGCTGTTCCTCTATGAAGGGGCGACCGTCCTCTCGACCTTCGCGGTTGTCTCGAACCCCGCCGCCGGGCAGTGCTACGTGCCCGTCTACGCCGCCCGGCGGTTCACCCCCACCGCCGGCAGTCACACCTACTCCGTGGGAGCGTTCCGGGAGCTCGGCAACGGGACCGTGGGCGCCGGTCCCGGCGGCGGGCTCGGCCAGTACGTACCGGCGTTCATTCGCATCACGAGGGCCTCATGAGGTGGATCCGTTCTCCGCGGTCGCGCTCGGGCTCGTCGCCCTGGCCGTCACCGTCGCGGTGTGGCGCCACCGCCGCGGTGGCCTGCACCTCGACGTGCGATTGTGGTGGGGCGACCGCGACCCCGGCGACGAAACCGGCACAACCCCTGGTCACGAGCACCCCTCAGATGAGTAGACGAGGTGATACTCATGCGTGAGTTGACGTGGTTCCCGCTCCTCGAGCCCTACCCGAAGACGTCGGGGTACGGGCAACGCATCGACCCGATCACCGGCTCGGCGGGTTCGTTCCACGGCGGGGTCGACTACGGCGCCCCCTACGGTGTCCCCCTCGTCGCCCCCTACGACGGCAACGTCACCACCGGCTACGAGTCCGGCGGGGCCGGGAACTGGTTGTGGGTCGACAACGGGCCCGACCGGTTCAAGTCGTTCCATCACGCCGACTACGCCGTGCGGGGCGGGTGGGTCGACGCCGGGCAGGTGATCGCCTACATCGGCTCGACCGGCGCCTCGACGGGATCCCACGCCCACCTCGAGTTGTGGGAGGCCGGCACCCGCATCGACCCCACCGGCTATCTGGACCGCGCCCCACTGCTGGGCTACCCGCCACCGGGAGGTGGAGATGAGATGACCGAAGACGACTGGAACCAGATGCGAGTGATCCTCTCGAACTCGCTCGTGTCCAAGTTCGCCACCCACTCGACACCGAGGGTGTTGTTCACGGATAGCAACGGGCAGTTCACGGTGGTGATGACCGACGGCGGGCCCCGCCGGTATGTGATGGGCTCGCCGGCCGAGGTCACCCTCGCCCAGCGCACCGGGCTGCTGGCCCCGCAGAAGCCGGAGAACCCGCCCGCGGCGTGCCCCTCGGCCATCGACGTGGGATCCCTCACACCCGAGGAGCGCGAGGTGCTCTACTCCTACCCCACCGTCTGAGGGTATACTCATCTCTTCATGTACTCAGATGAAGGGATGTTCCTATGACCGGTCCTCCGGTGATCGTGGTCGGCAACGTCAAGGGCGGCACCGCCAAGACGACGACCGCCGTGCAACTCGCCCTGCACGCCGGCGGCGCCGGCAACCGCACCCTGCTCATCGACGCCGACCCGGGCGCCACGGCGATGTCGTGGGTGACGAGGGCCGGCGAGGACTGGCCCCACGCGATGGTCCCGGCTATCGCCTACCACGCCCCCGACCTGCCCCGCCGCCTGGGTGGCCTGGCCGAGGGCTATGACCTCGTGGTCATCGACACCCCCCATGACCCCGCCGGCGGAGCGAGGGTCGGCGCCATGCTCGTCGCCGCCATCGCCGTGGCCGACCTCCTGGTGGTGCCCTCGGCGCCGAGCGGGGCGGACCTCGACCGCCTCGAGGACCTCCTCGGCGCCATCACCGCCGAGGAGGCCCGCCGGGACCTGCGGTGGGCGATCGCGCTGACCCGGGTGGACGGGCGCCGGCGGGGCCTGGCCGAATGGGTCGCGGCGGGCCTCGACCACCGGGGCCTGCCGGTCCTGCCCGCCACCGTCGCCGTCCCCGAGCGGGCCGCCGTCGAG